TTTCATATGTATGATATATCTTCTTGTTTACTAGCCAATGAGAAGAAGCTCAAAATGGGTACCTGGCCTATCTTTGTGGTGCACCATGGTCTGGGCAACTCATTCATGACCCCGGAGTGGGAGGAGTCTAATAAGATTTTTAAAGAGAGTTGGCAGAATGCCTTGAAGAAATCTGAATAGCCTTTATACTTTACACACTATGATTATTAATAGAGAACAACTAAAAGAGTTAACTGGATCTGATTACTATTGCGGGAAAGCACTACATGAAAGGTTAGCTTATAAACTTTATAAGAAGGGTGTTAACCCACTCGGCAATATTATTTCTTTTATTGCTCCTATGACTGTTATTGAGAATCTCATTGATCTCGAAGATTCTCTCAACAAGGATTATATCTATTCAGATTCTGCTATGAATTTCCTTATGGAGATTCCCGGTAAAGATCTTTGGGGCGGTATTTTGTTTCAGCGCTTGTTAAATGCTCAGGTTGGCTCCTTACTTTGTGAGAAGTATTTACAAACTGAAGGTTATGTAGATGGAGATGATATTATGGTTAAGTGGGGAGATGAGCATAAGAAGGCTTCAGTCAGTATTGCAGCTGAGAAGAATGGTGCTGTTCTCATTCATCTTGGTATTAATATTAATGCTGGATCTAAAGCACCTCAATTTGCTTTTTCGACTAACCTTTCAGATGACAAAGCTATTGAGTTTATGAAAGATGTTGAAGGTATCTTTTATTCAATTTTGCAGTCAGTTTGGGTAGCGACTACAAAAGTTGTTGTCTAATGCTATTTGAGTACATAAAGGATCTAACAGTCAATAAGAAGGGCAATCTACCTTTAGAAGACTATATCCCCTTTCTTATTAATCGTTGGTTGTCATTTGTATCACCCTCTTCCTGTCTAGGCATTAATGAATCTGTTAACATGTTAGGCAATATCGATAAGATGCTTCATTACAAGCTTCTATTAAAGCTTTTTCCTAAATCTAAACAGTCTCCCTTTATCAAATATATTAAGAAGGTTAAGGAAGAGAAGACTAAAGAGGATGATAAGGTAGAAATGCTGGCCTCTAATATGGAAGTGTCTAGGAGAGAGATGAAACTATTACTTGAACTTAAACAACAATTTACTTAATTTATACTATATATGATCGCACACTCGATGGCTAGCCTAGATGCTGAAGTAAACGGAATTACACCTGAAGATTACAAAGATGTACCTCTTCCAGAAGACTATGAAATTGTTGAACTTCTTTCAAATGTAATTTCAGTAGAATACGTTGATGTAGCTTCTGATGGTAAATCAATAATGCGCAATGGTATTATTTTACCTAACCAAGTTATTGATAATAGAGCTTGGCGGGTAGCAAGAGTTAAGCTTGCAGGCCCAGCTTGCAAGCAGGTTAAAGTGGGAGACGTAATTATCTTTCCTGGTGATAGAGGATTGCAGTCAATTCAAAGAAATGGCAAAATGTTAGTCTTTCTTTCTGAAGATCGTATTTTTGGTATTTGTAAGCCTATTGAAAAGGAGGCAGACAAGAAGAAAAAGAAAAAATGAGATTAGGCCGAGCAGCTCTAGCCCAGCTCTTAATGACTAATGTTGTTGAGCTGAGGTTTAGAAGGAAAATAGAGAAGGCCGGATTTGGTGATTATAGACGTATGTTATGTACAAATGATAAAGGACTTTTAATGTCTCAACTAGGTCGTAATATTTTAAATTATGAACCACCAACAGGGCAATTAAAATATAATCCTGCACAAAAGAATTTAATACCCGTATATGACATTTTTATGCAAGCATACCGAATGATTAACTGCAATGACGTTGAGGTAATTGCAGTTATTAACACCTCACCTGATCCTAAAGAATGGTGGCAGTATTTTAATGACTCAATTGCCCCAATGCCTGCCGGTCAAAAGGCCGGGTTTATGAACAAATGATATCTGTAGCATCCACATACCTAGAAGAGTTGCCCGGAGAGACTTTCCTCACTCGGCATCTACAATCCCCTATAAAGTTTACCCTGGGTGAAAAGATTATTAAACAAGGAAGACTTGTACTATTTAAACGAGCTCATTATTACCTTCATGTAACTCTTATGACTGATAAGAGTAATAAAGAGTCATTTGAAATACCTATTCCTTTTAGAGTAGAAGAATATTTTCATGAAGGTTTAGCCTTTTTTGATTACCGCTTACAGGGCCTATTAGGGTTGAAGAGTGAACTAAATGAAAAATTAGCTAAAGTTAGAATTAAAAACACAAATCCTTCTCAATACTATAATAAGATCTTAGAGATTAAAGCACAAATTACATAAATAATAAACATATGGCAACCAAGCAATTCGATTCTTTACTCAACGAGTATCTTTCACAACTTACAGAAGCACCAGTCTCTACGGAGCTTGATGTAATGAATAGAACATTAAAATCAGGCATTGGACCAGCCCCTGGTGGTGGTTATCTTATTGGTAAAATTGCTGAAACTCTTTCTACTCTTCCTAAAAATAAAGAAAAACCAGTAACAAAAGAAGAAGTTGTTGACATGATTTCTCAAGAATTATTTGATAAAGTTTTCCCTGGTGGTACAAATAAAGCTAATAATGAAGAAGCTTATAGAGAATCTATTAAACAGGCTCTTATAGACATTGTTAAAGGTATACAAGAAAGAGAAAAAGTTAAAATACCAGGAGCGGGGGCAGCTGTTGCAGGTTATACGGCAAGACTTATATCTCAGCTTGTAGATGCTAAGAAAGAATACGGTGCTAGAGTTTCTAGAGAAAAAGTTGAAGCGGCCGTAGAAGATGCAGAGGGATCTGTTGAGAACGGTCAGCCAGCTGAACCTAAAGCACCTAAAGCAGCTCGCTTTATGGAAGACGCTGAGTATGAAATTTTAACCCCTGATGAGATGTCAGCTGCTGGTGTTGAGCTCTCTGACGACCTTAAGACATATTATTCCAGAATTGAGAATATTGCCGATCAAGTCCAGAAAGGTAAAGATTTAGTCAAAGCTATTCAACGTGGTGGAGCTGATACAGGTTCTGCTATGAAAGCAACTTCAGCTCTCATTCGTGCAGGAGCTATTAAGTATGCAACAGCTGAGAATTCTGATCAGGACATTCAAGCCTTAGAACGCGAAGAGGGTGACATTGAGGATATCGGTCGTAAGGAGTTTGAGAAGTCATTTGGTAAAGTTTATAAAGACTACATGGCATCAAAGCCTGAAGCTATGTCATATGGGTTTGAAGACTAATTTATTATATGGAAATCAATACACCACATTTCAACGCCATCGCAGGACAATTCTTAACTGAAGCTAATATGTACGGTAAAAAGAAAGCTGTTAAGAAGCACATGAAGCCTATGAAGGCTGTTAAGTCTAAATCTAAGTAATCTGTATTACAGATACGCTACACTTCTTAAGGAATTCTATTCCTGAATTATCTCTATAAAGAGTTTTATAGAACACTTTTTTAACCCCTGCACTATAAATCATCTTTGCACAATGTATGCAAGGTGCATGAGTTACAAACATTGTAGCGTCTTCTCCAGACATAAATGATTTTGCAAGTTTAGCAATACAATTTGCTTCCGCGTGTAATACCTCTGGTTTAGTTTCTCCGTTTTTATCCTCACAGTCATTTGACCACCCAGAAGGGGTTCCGTTATAGCCAATAGCGATTATTGAATCTCTTTTAACTAATACTGCTCCAACTTTAAGTTTCTTAGCTGAAGAGAGCTGAGCAAAGCGCTCGGCAACATCCATGTAAGCTTGCCTCCACTTTGGCTTCATTGAACTTCTTCGTAAGCTGGAAGCTCTGCATCAGGTACAATCAAGAGACGTTCAATATCGTCAATTTTAAATTTAATCATACCCAATGATACTACAATTGCCAATAGAAGCCCTACAACGGCAATTTTCCAAACAATGTTAAAGGTTTCCATCTTCGATTACTTTCTCCAACAAATCGTTAATAACTTCATTTACTGATACATCCCGTTCACAAGACTCTTCTATAAGCATTAATAGAACCTCTCTATCCCAGTTGCCTATTTCTAGCTCTACTTTAACAAAAGGTTCTAACTTTAGAGCCCCATCTTCAATCTTACAAGAGAACTTCTGACCCTTCTCCATATTAAGGGCTTGAAGTTCTTCATCAGTGAATTCAATGTAGTGTTCTTCTTTTACTTTAACAGTCTTTGGAATAGATTTCATATTAGTTTTTGGTTGAGTTCTTTGTTATTATAATGACTGTCAGAGGACTGGCAATGGAAATTTCTTTGTAATTCATTTTTAGTTTCTTGACAAAGATTAGCTTTAAAGAACTCTAGAAGTTTTTCTAGACCTTTATCCGATAAATGAAGCTCAACTTCAGATCCGTCGTATTCAGATCCGTAACTACATTCTATCTTGACAGTAACAGGAACAGAGTCTTTAAATATTTTTCCAGAGAAGTCTGAATAGTAAATAGCCTCTTCTGATTGTTGAGGTTTGAGTACTTTTTTCATTCCAATATTTTGCTTGCTCTTCTAAAATAGTCCACTAATATATTAGGTATGAACGTTGAAAAGATTATAGCCCGAGATCATAAGTTAAGGGAAGACTATTTGAAAGAAGCCAAGCTCAATGCCTGGCAGGAGCTTAATTTTAGCATCCGGTGTTGGCTTGATAAGCACTTTGGTGTCTGGGATATTTGGGATGTTGTTCCTTATAGATTCCAAAGACTTTACTACGATAATATCAAACCTATCTTTAAACCTAAACATTCAAGACTCCGTAAGGTTATTCCTCGTCAATGGAGTGACTTAACTCACCTCATTGTTGTAGTTAATTTTGAATTTATTAAATCGTTCTACGAGGATGAATATTCAAACGGTCTTATTGACTGGGAATCTGATGAACATCATAAAGCTTTTGCAGCCTGGTTAGAGTCTGCCTACAAGTACATTACTGTTGAACGTCCTGACTTAGAGAAGCAAATGGATGCAGCCTACCCTGAAGCAGACTTTGATAATCTGTTCGAAGAACCTAAAACTGACAAGCACGGTAATGTATCTCGCACTATAAAGACTTGTGAAGAGCGTTACGGAATGACCTATGAAGAGGTATACAGAGAAGTTTATCGCCTAGAAGCTCTTATTGATAAGAAGGACACCAAAGTTATTACAGAGCTTATTAAGAACCGAGACTACTTTTGGACATGATTATTAGTATGGGCAAACTATCCTTCTGGGCCGGCAATATACCTTTAGTAGAGAACGTTTACTTTCCTCGGTTTTCTTACTTCGATGGAGGATGTTATTGGAAGTTTTCTTTTCTTTGGCTAAAGTTTTTGCTTGAACTTTCCGGTTCAAAAATAGATAATAAGGTTTATAAAGAGGTATCTAAGGAAGAACTAGATACGATACTTAGTGAACTAAAATGAAACTTGTCTTAATAATAATCTTATTGCTTCTATTATGTTCTTGTACATACAACGACATGAGGAAGCTGTTTGTAGATAGGCCGGATGCTTATACTAAGATGTTAGGGGAGTTTGATTATACTAAAGATCAGAAAGAAAATGCTCGCAACAAGTTAGGTCTTGAAGTTAAGCATCCTATTCATGAAACTAAAGACAAGAAAAGGCTTTACTATGTTGGAGGTAATGTGTATCATAACTATGATGTGTTCATGAATGCATATCATGTTAATGGGTTCGGTCAGGTGGGAATGGAATTTTAATGAAGACTTTAGTTATACCTGATGTTCATCAACGCATTAATAATGTTAAATGGATATTAGAAAATGAAAAAGATTACGATGAAGTAGTTTTCTTAGGCGATTGGTTTGATTCTTTTTTTGATCCTCCAAAGGTTGCGGGGTTTGAAGAAACTTGTGAATATTTAAAGTATTTGATATTAGAACATCCTAACAAAGATAAATTTGTATTCTTGTTAGGTAATCATGATTTGTCATACATTCATGAGAACAAAGATTTTTCTTGTAATAAAATTTCTAAGACATTAAAGTATTACTGTTCAGGTTTTACGGCTTCTAAGGCTAAGAAGTTCCGTCATGCTTTTTTTGATCACGGACTAAAAGATAAATTCTTTATTGAACATTTTAATATAGTTCATCGCACACAAGGCTTCATTCTTTCACATGCAGGGTTATCTGATAAGCACATCCCGTATGGCTTAACTCCTGATGATGTTATTGATAAGATTGTACCTGAGGTGTGGAAAAACTTTAGAGACTTCACTCGTCCTCATAACTATCTTATCTCAGGTGCTGGATATTGTCGAGGTGGGGACTGCAATGTTGGTGGTATATTGTGGCAGGATTGGAATCAAGAATTCTTAGCCTCCGAGGCTATCGGCAAACAGATTGTAGGACATACAACAACTAAAGAACCAGATTGTCTAGCTATGAATAAACCATATGAAAGCTGGAATATTGATACTGAGAAAGATTACGGTATAATACTAGATGGTAGATTTACAACTAAACGTATGCCAGAAGAAGAACCAAAATACAAACTTTCTTCTAGAGTTACAAATTTACCAGATTATAAAGGAACATTAAGATATGACAGTTAAAGAACTAATAGAGGAGTTACAGAAACAAGACCCTGACAAACTTGTACTAGTTACAGCGTATGAGGAAGGGTATAACGAACTCAATAAAGTAGAACAAGTAAAAACGTTTTACAAGCCTACTGATAAGCATTGGGTTGGAGAGTATAGAGATTATCCGCTTGACGAATGTCTAGTATCCGCTATACTCCTACCTAGAAAGTAAATATATATGGCCGGAATATCTCAAAAAGAATATAACCAACAAGTTGATGAAGCTCTTATTATGTTCGGGGGCGGGGCTCCCTGTGCTAATATTGACCCAAGGATGTGGGGTGAGTTTAAGCACCTGTATAAAGAGTTCAATGATGCTGTTCCTAAAGTTATAAATTGGTCTTTTGATCAGGTAGATGATTGGATGAAGGGGTATGAGGAACAGCTAAAAGATAAATGAAGCCTGAATTAGAACAACAGCTAATCGCTAAGTACCCGAAGCTGTTTAGAGATGTAAATAAGTCTCCGCAAGAGACTTGTATGTGTTGGGGAATAGAATTTTCTGGAGACGGTTGGTATAAGATCTTTGATGACCTTTGTGATTATCTTACTGCACTTGCAGATCATCAAGAAATGTTTAAAGTCAAAGAAGAATTTAAGACCGAAGACAATAAAGGTTACATCTTCCTTTACCGTCCTTCTATATGTTTTTCTCAAGTAAAGGAGAAGTATGGTACTATCAGAGTGTATTGGATTGGTAACGGGTTAAAAGAGAATGAACAAGAACTCTTTGAACAGCTTTTACCTGAAGAGAAGACTAAAGCATTTAACAAATATTACGAACAGATTGAAAACGCTATTGACTATGTTTCATATCTTTCTAGTAAAGTATGTGAAATTTGTGGAGAACCAGGCAAATTATACGATAATGGTTGGGTTATGTCCCGGTGTAAGAAGTGTATAGTGGAGCATTATGGCTTTGATCCTGACGACGAACCTACTACAAAATTTTAATATGCAAAGATCTCTTAACTACAAAGACATCCATTTAATCCCTAACTACTCTGAGCTTAAGTCAAGAGCGTTAGCGGATACATTTGTAGACTTTGGAAAGTTTACTTTCAAGCTCCCTCTAGTGCCTGCTAATATGGCATCATGTGTGGACATGACTAAGGCAACTTGGTTGGCACAGAATGGGTACTTCTACATCATGCATAGGTTTTATGAGTATGATGAGACCTTGAACTGGATGCGCAGGATGAAAGATTGCAAAGATCTTCTTCCTTTTATTTCTATCTCAATTGGCATTAAGAAAAGAGATGTAGAGATGCTTAAGACTATTGTTGACGAGAAGTTAAGGTTAGATTTCGTTACAGTAGATGTAGCTCATGGAGATCATGAAGAGGCTCTCTATATGCTTAGGTATTTGAGTGAGCTTAAGCAATTGCTTTACCCTGAACTGTTTATTATTGGAGGCAATATCGCAACACCTTCTGCCTTCTTTAGAATGGCTCCTTACGCAGACGCGGTAAAAATTGGCATAGCCTGCGGCGCAAGTTGTATTACTTACAATAAGACAGGGTTTGCCTCTCCTATGTTCTCAACTGTCAACACAATTAGACAGGCCAGAGAAGAGTACAACGAAAAAACGGCCCCTCTTATTATTGCAGATGGAGGTATTTCTTGTAACGGAGATATTGCTAAGGCTTTGGTAGCGGGAGCTGATATGGTTATGGCAGGTTCAATGTTTGCCCGTTGTATTGATTCTCCAGCTATGGTTGATCCTACTGACCCTACTAAGAAGCTCTATTTTGGGTCTGCCTCTTTGATGAACGGTAACAAGAAAAATATCGAAGGACGAACACTTTCAATGCCTATGAATGGTATGACTTATGAACAAAAGCTTAAAGAGGTGCACCAAGATCTAACCTCTGCTATCTCTTATGCCGGAGGCAATGACCTGGAGGCCTTTAAAGAAGTTGAATGGTCTTTAATTTGAGCATTATTTTTTTCTATAATTACTCGAACAACTATGTGAACAGAATTTTTGTTCTTTTAAGTGGGGCATTAATTCCATTTCTTTGCTACAAAATAAACAATTTTTCTTTGTAGTTTGTTTTCTTCTTACAAGGTGTTTACCTCTATATTTGTCATAACATTCCATACAACAAAATACTTTTGAGGTATAACTTTTTTTAATAATTTTTTTATTACAATTTTTACAGTTTATTTCTATATCTTTTGCTGTTCTATTAGATTCTGTTAAACACTCTTTTGAGCAATATTTTTTAGTTTTTTCTAAATTTTTTACTACCAACATTTCTTTATTACAAACCTGACAATTTCTTTTTATTCTTTTATTCATGTAGTACTCATGAAATTTTCGTCTATAAATACTATAAGTTTTATTTTTTGGTTGTTTATGATACCATGAACATGAACTCATAAACATAACCGCTCTTATTAATCCAATATTATTAGGGTGTAATCTCGAAAGAAGTAAATGACAAATATAATGTTCACTAGCGGTTAAGTGCACTAAATTTTCAGGTATGTCTTGACCACCCATACATTTTGGTTTAATATGGTGCAGCTCGTAATAATCATTATTATTAATTACTCTATTACGAGCACGAGTGATAATTTTGTTGTAAATACTTTGATAGTTCATTGCAATATTATTTATTCTCTACTTAAATACAATGCAGCTGGTATAAACGTATTGATAGTTCATTGCAATTTACTGTTAAACAATTTATACCAGCTGTTTTTTCTTGATATTTTATAAAATGCTAATAATATAGTTTTATGGTAACTGTTATTCTCGGTAAAGGTTTTGTTGGTACGCATTTAGCACACTATTTTCGTAAAAATAATATTTCGTTTAAACATTTTTCTCAGTCAGAGCTTGATTATACTAATCCGTCTGTGTTTGAGAAATATATAAAAGAAAATAATATTGAAATTAAAGAAATTATTATAGCTTTTGGACTAACAGGGGTACCAAATGTTGATTTTTGCGAAGACAATAAAGAGCTCTGCTACAGCTACAATGTTTTATACCCTTTAAATGTTGTTCGAATTTGTCATACTTATGGTATCCCTCTTATTCATATAGGTTCTGGATGCATTTATTCCGGTTATGAAAAAGAATTTACTGAGGAAGATACACCAAACTTTGGAATCTACTCGAATGAATCTTCTTATTATTCAAAGTGTAAACATGTATTTGAGACTTTTGCTAAAGAATTTAACTGCTATGTTCTTAGAATTAGAATTCCTTTTACTGATATCTTGACTCGGAAGAACTATTTCAGTAAACTTCTCAATTACGACACCCTCATTAATGAACTTAATTCAGTTACTTCTCTCAATGACTTTGATGAGTTTGTAGTTCGGTTTATTAGCGCCAAGCCTGATTACGGGATTTATAATGTTGTTAATCCTGAACCAGTAAAAGCCGAAGAGGTCGTTCAGATTATGAAGGAGAGAGGTTTAAAGAATTCAAGATGGCGGTTCATTGATCTAAAGGATCTTAATACTAAGGCTAATCGTTCAAACTGTGTCTTGTCTACTAAAAAGATTGATGACCTGGGACTGCAGCTTCCTAATACCCAGACATCGTTGCTCCGGGACATCTCTACCCTAGCCCGTAACTTAACATGACAAATGTTCAAAAGCTAGTAGCTAAGGTTGCTACTGATTGCCAGAAGCATGGCATTGGGTTCCATCTCGTGCCTTCTAAACATGTAGACACAGATGGTATTAAGTGCTCAGGATACTTTGATGATATCGATCTTAAAGTAGCAGCACAAAAAGAAGACTGGCTGGATGTCTTAGTCCACGAGTCCTGTCATATGGATCAGTTTTTAGAGAAGCATCCATTGTGGGGCAAGGCTGATGCTGGGATTACAATGATTGAGAAATGGTGTTCAGGTACAAAGTATGCTGACGACAGACTTGTTCAGGCTTTCAAGGATACTATCGAGTTGGAGTGGGATTGTGAGAAGAGAACGGAGAAGAAGATTAAAAAGTTTAAACTAGATATTAATATGACCAAGTACCGTCAGCAGGTTAATTCATATCTTTTCTCTTATTGGGCAACGTATCGCAATCGCAAATGGTATCCCTTTCCTTACAACGATCCCAAGATCGTTCGTCGGATGCCAGAACAGATCTTACCCCTTGTAGAGTACCATAACCCTAAGACTGAGTATTTGAGATATTATAGGTAGCATTATTGTTCTATAAGCCATAATTGTTTTTATGGTTGTTGACATAGAACAAATTAAAGAACAAGAGTTTATACTTTTTCGTAAAGCTATACGGAAGTTCTATAAGGGCCGTCAAAACCAGTACCTAGAGGGGTTTAGAGAAAAGATTGAATCCGGGGAGATTGATCCAGACGATCCAGATTATAAAGAGATTTGTAATGAGGATGCTAAGGAGTTTATGTCCTCCCGAGGCGGAGAAGTCTTAAAGTTTATTCAGAGTTATGTAGACCAGAGATCTAACGAGGTCTTAGATGCTGTTAATGCTAAGAAGTATGTTAAGGGAAAGGCTAAAGTACAGCTCGAAGTTCTAAAGTATGTTTTAGAAGCCGGGGAAGAAGATTCTTTAAAGTAAATTATGTTTTAAAGCATAAGTGCGCTTATTAGATTCACTTATTTTACGGCGATGTTCTTCAGACATACTTTTACCTTTTCTATTTGAAGGTTGTCCTTTTCTTGCAGCACTAATCGCCTGTCGTTGTTTTTCTGACATAGGCCCGCGGGGACCCCTATTGGCTAACTGTTCAGGTGTTAGTTTTCTACCCATCATTGCTAAGCTTTGTTTGCGCTTTTGTTCTTCTGTTCTAGGTTTACCTATCTTAGCTAACCTAGCTGCTTCTTGTTTTGGTGTTAACGGTCTTCCCTTTTGAGCTGCTTTAATTTTAGCTATAACTTCGGGTGGTCTTGATTTACCGATTAAAGCTTTTTTAATGTTTTGTCGATGTTGCTCAGAAAGTTTTATTCCTTTTCTACTCTCAGCTATTTTTGATCTAGTTTGTTCTGATCTTTTTCTCCCTTTATGTGTTAAACTAGCAGCTATAGCACACTTTTTTCTCAACCAACCATATTTTTTGTTATTAGCTCTAGACCCATCCCTACTTACAGTCATCATATTAGCTGCATAAACTAAAGATTGATTATCAGGATAGATTTTAACAAGAAATAAATGAGCTATATAATGCTCTTCAGGTGTTAGATATGCAATTCCATCTGCATTAGTACCACCCATACATCGCGGTTTAATATGATGCCCTTCTGTATAATAGTTTAAAGGTTTTATTTTTGGTGCACGTTCTATAAGTTTGTTATAATGACGTGCGTAATCCATATACATATTTATTCTAGTTTCAAAGGAACTACATAAATATAGTTGTGAGGAAATATACCTATTCGTTCGAAATCTCAACAATGATTCAGATGTTTGCAAGTGCCATGGACGATATTACGATCAAGCGCTATAATAACTTAAGAGAACCTCAGGATTCTATTCGTTGCCGCTTTGTCTATGCACCTAAGCAACGGGTACTGGCAGATTTATTAGATAAGGCTCAGAACCTTCAACTGCCTGTTATAGCTTTAACTAATGGAGGCATTTCAAGAGACCCTAATAGAGTTTTTAATAAGATTCAGGGCTCTTATATGACCTCAACTAGCCCAACTCAAACTAATAAACTTTTACAACCCGTACCTATTGACCTAGCAATCAATATGACAATCTTAACTCGATTTCAAGAGGATTACGATCAAATTGTAACTAATTTTGTTCCTTATTTTGACCCTTATATTATCATATCTTGGCGTACCCCTTCAATGCCTGATTATGAAATTAGATCTCAAGTTGTTTGGTCAGGTAACATCACAGCAACCTATCCTTATGATATCAATTCAACAACAGTAGCTAGAGTAGAAGGTACAACTTCATTCACCTTTAAGGGTTGGTTGTTTAAATCAAAGCCTTCAGGCCCTGAAGCTACAATCTTTACCATTAATTCTAACTACTCTACTGAATCAGGTCTCAACTCTATGCTCTCTCTTGACGCCCTTAATGAACTGACAACTGAACGCAAAGTTCTTTCAGCTCAACCTCAACCAAGTATTATTAACTAATGATATTTTTAACTAAACCATATACCCCAGTAGCTTTTGTAGGCTTATCTGCAACTTTTAACGTTTACGGCAAATCCTTTATGCAGCTACAAGCAGTATATCTCTCCGGGGCGCCTCTCTCTGGCACTACATTTTATAACCCTTTTTCAGCTATTCCTAAACTATCTGCTAATAATCCAGGCTTTACAGCTTACAAGCTCTTACCTTCAAATTATTCAACTAATTTTGATAACACCTTAGTTATAAACATACCTCCACCAATTAGTACGGGTTATATCGATGTTATAGTCCAAAACCCGGCAGGTTATGGTAAACTAACTCAATATGCTGTTAAGTACCTGTATTCTGGAGAGCAGACACAACTTGAGCTTAGACCTTGGTCGTCTGGAATTTCTGTGCTAAGTGGCACCGATTAATCCTTTTTATTGCACTCCTTTAAAATTACAAAAGCAATAAAGATACAAAAGAGTATCGAAAAAGTAGCTTGTTCAAACATTTAATAGCTCTTCAAAGACTAAAAGAGCTTATTCGAAGTTACGACAACAACAAATAAGCTTTATCTCTTAGTATTTCCGAGCTACTAATATTTATTCAAATTAGTACACATAAACCAGCTTTCCCTTCACATTCTTAGTGGGTTTACGCGGGTTCTTAGACCATTTAATTTGATCGAAATTCTTAATATATTTGGGTATTTTTACTGGACGGGGATCGTCTCCTTTTCCCGCTGCTGAGGAAGTCATATTATTTAGCTTTATACTGTTTTTCGTACAACTCTTGCTCTTCTCTGGACATTCTCATGTCCTGTTTAGTTCCTCTGTTAGATCGGTCTTCCTTAGTTGGGAAGTAAACAGAACGTTTTTCTTCTTTTGAAAGGAGAGGAAAGAGTTCATTAATTAGATAACGCTTATTAAGTTTTGGAAATCGTCCGTGCATAATAATATATTAACCCCATTTTAAGGCTTTTGCAATATTAGGAAAGACTTCACAGAAGACTTTTTTCATCTCAAGCGCTACCTCTCGATGCTCTTTCTGTGTCTCTTCCTTTGCTCTCAATTGAATATAATGAATAAAGGAACGACATGATCCACTCATATACAAAGTCGTCTGAGTGTTAAGTGGTAAGACCATCCGGGCACTCTCTCTTGCAATACCTTGTTGTATCATTTCATTGTATACGTTGATCTGTTCTTCTTGCAACTTATCTATTTTAGCAAAAAGTTTTGGATCCTCTTGTACAGTAAAGACCTCATCTCCTACCTGTCGGTTTGTTTTACCTTGTTTGCGTAACTCAAAAGGTTCAAGAAGAGTTGCTGTTGAATAGCGCTGGCTAAATTCCTGAAAGGTAAAGGAGCGGTGTCTCAATATCTGAGCTGCAACGGCTCTAGAAGTTTCAATTTCAAAGGTGCAGAAGGCTTGTTCAAATATAGACCAATGCTGATGCTTAATGCAGTAATTGATCAAACGGTCTGAGGTATCAGTATTAAATTGATTTGCCGGATTGGATACCCGGGCACAATATACCATAAACCTTTCGGCATCGTTAATACCTTTTTCTTGGAGTTCCGGAGACGGACTAGTAATGGCTTTTAATGTAACTTTCATAATTTTTTAGCGAGCATTCTTCTTTCTACTTCAATTTTGTTGTTAATATTGTTGAGCTCTTTTTCTAGCTCTGCAAGTTTATTATCGTATTTTTCAAGTATTTTAGGATCGTCTTCATCTAGTAACAGCTCTCCTACTAAGACGGATTGTGCATGAATATCATCAATTTGCCTGTCAAGCCAGGCTAGAGTCTCTATGTGCATATTTGAATTCATACAGATATAGTATATTATCGATTGAAGAATACCAGCCTAACCTTAAATAATATAAATGATTCATCAAGCATACACTTATAATAATGCTATCCCTGGGAACACTACCGGTCCCGTTCAAGATCAGGCCTTTCCCTCAACTACTTTACTTGGTGCTTTTGTTTCTCGGCTCCCATATGCTTATCAAATCTTAGACTCAATGATGCAACGGAACCCAAGGTTCCAGGACTTTAAGAGAGCAGCACCTAAAAGAGAAGAGATCATTCAAGATCAGTCTGTTTTCCTAAATGACCCAGAACTTTCTTTTCAAGGCGGACCAGGGGCTCCAGGGGCTATTACGCTCAACAAGGATTACCAAGCATTTATCTATGCTAATGTAGATAAGGACAAGACTAGACGCTTACAGGATTATCGTCGTATGGCTGCTTTTGCTGAGCTAGCAGATTGTATCGACGAGATTTGCGATGAGTGTATCGTTAAGGATGACAATGATAATATTATACAGTTTAATTTAAGAGGGGATTATAGTAAAGAGGTTAAGGATACAGTTGAGAAAGAGTATAAGAAGTTTATTGAAATATTTGACTTAGAGGACAAAGGCTGGGAGTACTTTAGACAGTTTCTTATTGACGGGGAGTTATATTTTGAGAATATTATTTTAGATGATAAGAAGGATTTAGGTATAGTGGGTCTTGTCTCTATTCCTTCTGAACTTATTAACCCTGTTTATCAGAACGTTCAGAATGAAATGGTTAAAGGCTTTTTAATTCGTAAGCCCGTTGTAGGTCCGGCTACATCAATGAATCGTAAGGATCAAGAAGAATTGTTCTTCATGAACAAAGCTCAGGTCACTTATATTAACTCTGGTATCTGGAACGAGTATAAGTCAATCCGTCTGCCCTTTATTGAGAATGCAAAGAGAGCTTACCGTCAGTTATCACTTGTTGAGGACTCAATTGTTATTTACAGACTTGTAAGAGCACCTGAGCGTCTTCGCTTTACTATCTACACCGGTTCCATGCCACCACCTAAGGCTGAGGCTTATCTCAAACGTCTCATGCAGTCGTATTGGACTAAGAAGAATTTTGATTCATCGCAAGGCTCAGGAGGCCGGGTTACTAATATCTATGATCCTCAATCCATGCTCGATGCGTATTGGTTTACTAAAGATGCCCAGGGCAATGGTTCTACTGTTGATTCTCTTCCTGCAGGTCAGAATTTAGGACAGCTTGATGACTTAAATTACTTCCTTAAGAAGCTTTATAACTCTCTTAAAGTGCCTACCTCACGTTTTATGTCAGAGGATGGAGGAGTGTTTAAGGACGGAGCTGAGATTACAAGAGAAGAGCTAAGGTTTGCTCGCTTTGTAATGCGCATTCAAAGACAATTTGCAATGGGTATTCGAGACACCTTTATTGCGCATTTGAAGATGAAGGGTTTTTGGAAGCAGTACAAACTCAGAGAGCGTGCTGTACAGGTTGAGTTCAATGTTCCTACCTCGTTCATGGCAATGAGAGATCAGCAATTGCTGCAAATGAAGTTTGAAAACTTTAACTCAGCAACTCAAAACGATTCTATAGCTAAATCTTATTCACAAAAATATTATTTACAGTGGTCAGATGAACAGATGAAAGAGAATAGAGAATGGCTTCGAAAAGATTCTGCTATGTTGTGGGAGCTTTCACAGATTCAGAATATGGGACCGAACTGGAGAGAGCAAATGGCTGCCCAGGCCGGGGTTGCCCCTGAAGGAGGAGAGATGGCAGGAGGGGCACCAGCACTCGGCGGAGGCGGTGGAGGAGGTTCTGAGATTCCTGAATTTGGAGGAACAGCTCCGGCACCTGAAGCCGGGGTAGAGACAGGAGCGGCAGGGCCTGGTGCAGAAGCCGGAGCAGGAGCACCCCCAGAATCCGGACCACCAACCCAGGCTACAGGAGCTTCAACACCTTCAACTCCTCCAGCGTAAACCCATAAATATAGGTATATGGCCTACACCTATAACTTTCCTAGACACAGAAGGGGTGATACTTGGGACGGAATTAATTCTATTGGTATTTCAGTCAATGGTGTACCTGTAAATCTTTCTAACACTATTATAACAATAGAGTTAAGAGAAGATTATGATTCTCCGCCCGCTTTCTCTCTATCAACAACCACATCTACTATTTCTGTTTTACCTTCTCTTTCAGCATTTACTATTCCCGCTATCGTCATCGATATACCCCCTGCAACATATTTATATGATATTCAAATAACCTATCCCACAGGTATTATAAAGACTTATATGGAAGGTAAGTGGGAAATTTATTTTGATATAACCAAATAATATGGCTGCTGATACCTTTTTAATAGATCTCTCTACAACTGTCGAGAATGTAAATGTTAATGTGGCGTTGGTATCAGCTGAGTCTACAGTTATTGAGTATTCATTCCCTCAAGGTCCTCCAGGACCTCAAGGTATACCTGGTATCGGTAATAATAATAATACCTTTGAAGTAAGTAAAATTAATAACGATAATATTTTTAATGTATTAACCGGTATTAGTGCTCTTCGTTTTGATGACAATTCAGGTTTTGATGTTATAGATTTAAGTAGCGGTGCTGTTAAGATAGGTTTAAATAGTACATTTAAATTTTGGGAGGTAAGTGGCTATGATATTACTTCACCTCCTTTAACTGCTTTAGGTCTTGATACGGTAATTTTTATACCCGGAGATAATATCTCTATAACTACTGACCCGAGCGTTTTACCTCAAACAATAACATTTAGTACTAATATTACAAGTATACAGGGTGTACAAGGTGTTGCTGGAGAACAAGGAATTCAGGGGGTTCAAGGTGTTCAAGGATTAATAGGCTCTCAAGGTAGTCAGGGGCTTCAAGGCTTGCAAGGTTTACAGGGGCTTCAAGGCTTACAGGGCACTCAAGGTGTTCAAGGCTTACAAGGCGCTCAAGGTGTTCAAGGCTTACAGGGCACTCAAGGTGTTCAGGGCTTACAAGGACTTCAAGGAATTATAGGAAATCAAGGAACTCAAGGAACTCAAGGTCTTCAGGGTTTACAAGGAGTTCAAGGCTTACAGGGCGCTTTAGGTGTACAAGGAACACTAGGGTTACAGGGGCTTCAAGGCATACAAGGTTTACAAGGTAATCAGGGCCTACAAGGAACACAAGGGTTACAAGGTACGCAAGGACTTCAAGGTGTTCTGGGGTTGCAGGGATCTCAAGGTGTTCAAGGAGTTCAGGGTATGTTGGGCATACAGGGGTTATCAGGTACTCAAGGACTTCAAGGACCATTAGGTTTACAGGGGTCACAGGGATCTCAAGGCTTACAGGGCATACAAGGCTTACAGGGCATACAAGGAGTTCAAGGTGCACAAGGCACTCAAGGTACTCAAGGTCTACAAGGCCCTCAAGGTGCACAAGGCCTGCAGGGTTTGCAGGGGTTGCAGGGCCTTCAAGGCTTACAAGGTCTTCAGGGGTTACAGGGACTCCAGGGTACGCAAGGCACACAGGGTCTACAAGGGTTATCAGGGGTTCAGGGAACTCAGGGTCTGCAGGGCACTCAAGGTACTCAAGGGGTACAAGGTCTTCAAGGTGTTATAGGCATTCAAGGACTATCTGGTATTCAAGGATTACAAGGTGTGCAAGGAACTTTAGGTCTTTCAGGCCTTAGCATACAGGGAGTTCAGGGCTTACTAGGTATTCAAGGAGCACAAGGCACTCAAGGCACTCAAGGTCTGCGAGGTGCTACAGGTACAGCAGGTATTGACGGCACTCAAGGTACCCAGGGCACTTTAGGGCGCCAAGGCACTCAAGGAACCTCAGGAGAGACAGGAGGAATCGGTACCCAGGGAACTATAGGCTCTCAGGGTATTCAAGGCAGTACAGGTAGTACTGGTCTTTCTGGCTTTCAGGGTACACAAGGCTTACAAGGTTCTATAGGCTCTCAAGGCCTACAAGGGGCGTTAGGACTTCAAGGTCTTCAGGGTTTGCAAGGTCTTCAGGGCTTGCAAGGGTTACAAGGAACTATAGGCCCTCAAGGCTTACAAGGCAATTTAGGGTTTCAGGGTTCTCAAGGCTTGCAAGGTCTTCAGGGCTTGCAGGGTGTAATAGGCTCTCAAGGTCTACAAGGGACTATAGGCCTGCAAGGTACACAGGGCTTACAAGGTACACAGGGCTTACAAGGCATTCAGGGTTTACAAGGCACTCAAGGCTTACAGGGTATATTGGGCGAACAAGGGGTTCAGGGATCTCAAGGTCTTCAAGGGCTTCAAGGGCTATTAGGGGATCAAGGCACACAAGGTCTTCAAGGTCTGCAAGGCATTCAGGGCTTACAAGGCATATTTGGTGAACAAGGTGTTCAGGGATCTCAAGGTATTCAAGGCTTACAAGGACTTATAGGGGATCAAGGCGTACAGGGATCTATAGGTTCTCAAGGTCTACAAGGAACTATAGGTTCTCAAGGTATTACAGGCTCTCAAGGCTTACAAGGAACTCAAGGGTTACAAGGCTTACAAGGCGAGATCGGGGCTCAAGGTACACAGGGTGTTATAGGTTTTCAAGGAACACAAGGTCTTCAAGGGGTTATAGGTTCTCAAGGTTTACAAGGTACCCAGGGTACGATAGGTTTCGATGGTGATCAAGGTACTCAAGGCACACAAGGCTTACAGGGACTTCAAGGTGTTCAAGGTATAATAGGGCCGCAAGGTTTACAAGGCACTCAAGGACTTCAAGGTTTGCAAGGCTTACAAGGACTACAAGGCAGTCAAGGCCTTCAGGGACTACAGGGCATTCAAGGCTTACAAGGAGAGATTGGTGTTCAAGGTACTCAAGGTCTTCAAGGACTACAGGGCCTGCAAGGTCTTCAAGGCTTACAAGGTCTTCAAGGAGAGATTGGTATTCAAGGCACTCAAGGGCTGCAAGGCCTTCAAGGCTTGCAAGGTCTTCAAGGCTCTCAAGGTGTTCAAGGTATTACTGGAGGTACAGGTGAATCAGGCGTTCAGGGAAGTATAGGCTCTCAAGGTACACAAGGCTTACAAGGTCTTCAAGGCTTACAAGGTGTTCAAGGTTTACAAGGTACTATAGGCTCTCAAGGGGTTCAGGGAACAGTGGGCTCTCAAGGCACACAGGGAACTCAAGGTATAATAGGCTCTCAAGGCACACAGGGTCTACAAGGTCTTCAAGGATTACAAGGCCTTCAAGGCTTACAAGGAGATCAAGGTACTCAAGGCATACAAGGTCTTCAGGGTCTACAGGGTATTATAGGCTCTCAAGGAGTTGAAGGCTCTCAAGGAACTCAAGGGTTACAAGGTCTACAAGGTCTACAAGGAGTTCAAGGCTTACAAGGTCTTCAAGGCACTATAGGTTCTCAGGGTGTTCAGGGAAGTATAGGCTCTCAAGGCACACAAGGCTTACAAGGTCTTCAAGGTTTACAAGGTCTTCAAGGTTTACAAGGTGATCAAGGGATCCAAGGGACTATAGGCTCTCAAGGCATACAAGGCACACAGGGCCTTCAGGGCTTACAAGGGCTACAAGGCTTACAAGGTGTTCAAGGCTTACAAGGTGTTCAAGGAACTCAAGGTATTCAGGGAGTTCAAGGGACTCAAGGTATTCAGGGCGTACAAGGGGTTATAGGTTCTCAAGGTTTACAAGGTCTTCAGGGTGTTCAAGGACTTCAGGGTTTACAAGGTTTGCAAGGCGTTATCGGTATTCAAGGGCTTCAAGGTCTTCAGGGAGTTCAAGGCTTACAAGGAGTTCAAGGCACTCAAGGTATAATAGGTTCTCAAGGCAGTCAAGGCCTACAAGGTCTTCAGGGCCTACAAGGTATTATAGGCTCTCAGGGGTTGCAAGGACTTCAGGGTTTGCAAGGTGTTCAAGGTTTGCAAGGCGTTCAAGGCGTTCAAGGCGTTCAAGGTACAATAGGTTCCCAAGGTGCTCAAGGTTTGCAGGGATTACAAGGATTGCAAGGTTTACAAGGCACTATTGGTTCCCAGGGTATTATAGGTATTCAGGGTACCCAAGGTTTACAGGGTTTGCAGGGAACTCAAGGGATCCAAGGGACTATAGGATCTCAAGGACTGCAAGGCCTTCAAGGTGTTCAAGGTACTCAAGGTGTTCAAGGTACTCAAGGTTTGCAGGGAGTTCAAGGTACTCAAGGTGTTTCTGGTTTTATTGGAGCTCAAGGTGCTATAGGATCTCAAGGAACTCAAGGTCTACAAGGACTACAAGGGGTTCAAGGTAGACAAGGAACTCAAGGTATTATAGGTCCTCAGGGTGTTATTGGTTCCCAGGGTAGTCAGGGTCTTCAAGGTCTTCAAGGCTTACAGGGTAAAGAAGGACAAGCAGCTGCTCAAGGTTCCCAGGGAACTCAAGGCTTACAAGGTACACAGGGAACTACGGGAGCTCAAGGGACACAAGGGACTCAAGGCTTACAGGGAACTCAAGGCTTACAGGGACTACAGGGCTTACAAGGTCTTCAAGGCACGCAAGGCACGCAAGGCTCTACAGGTTCTCAGGGTAGCCAGGGGCTTCAAGGCTTGCAAGGTTTACAGGGTCTTCAAGGCCTGCAAGGCTTACAAGGCAGAGAAGGGCAGGCGGCAGCTCAAGGCTCTCAGGGTACACAAGGTCTACAAGGTACACAAGGTGTTCAAGGCTTACAAGGAGTTCAAGGTCTTCAAGGTACACAAGGTGTTCAAGGCCTTCAAGGCTTACAGGGAACTCAGGGTGTTATAGGTTCTCAAGGTAGTCAGGGGCTTCAAGGCTTACAGGGATTACAAGGTAGACAAGGAACACAGGGAATTATAGGCTCTCAAGGCAGTCAAGGCTTACAGGGAACTCAAGGCTTACAGGGAACTCAAGGTATTATAGGGCCTCAGGGTAGCCAGGGGCTTCAAGGCCTGCAAGGTTTACAGGGCTTACAAGGTATAATAGGTTCCCAAGGTGCTCAAGGCTTACAGGGCGCACAAGGCTTACAGGGTGCACAAGGCTTACAAGGACTTCAGGGCAGACAAGGAACTCAAGGGGTTGTAGGTTCTCAGGGTAATCAAGGAACTCAAGGTCTTCAAGGCTTGCAAGGCGTACAGGGCACTCAAGGGGTTGTAGGTTCTCAGGGTAATCAAGGAACTCAAGGTCTTCAAGGCTTGCAAGGCGTACAGGGCACTCAAGGGGTTATAGGCTCTCAAGGTAGTCAGGGCCTTCAGGGGTTGCAAGGTAATCAAGGCCTTCAAGGTCTTCAAGGCTTGCAGGGCACTCAAGGAACTCAAGGGATTATAGGGCCTCAAGGACTTCAAGGTAATCAAGGCTTACAAGGCACTCAAGGGGTTATAGGCTCTCAAGGAGCTACAGGTTCTCAAGGCAGTCAAGGTCTACAAGGCTTACAAGGACTTCAGGGCAGACAAGGAACTCAAGGTATTATAGGTTCTCAAGGAACTATAGGTTCTCAAGGCAGTCAAGGTCTTCAAGGCTTGCAAGGTGTACAGGGCACTCAAGGAGTTATAGGTTCTCAAGGAGCTATAGGTTCTCAAGGCAGTCAAGGTCTTCAAGGCTTACAAGGTAGACAAGGAACTCAAGGTCTTCAAGGCACTATTGGCTCTCAGGGTATCATAGGTTCTCAAGGAGCTACAGGCTCTCAAGGCTTACAGGGTCTTCAAGGCTTGCAGGGCATTATCGGGTCTCAGGGAATTGTAGGCTCTCAAGGTGCTACAGGCTCTCAGGGTGCTACAGGCTCTCAGGGTACCCAAGGTCTACAAGGCAGACAAGGCCTTCAGGGCACCCAAGGACTACAAGGATTTACTGGTAGTGTCGGTTTATCTGGTATTCAAGGAACTCAAGGCACTCAAGGTCTTCAAGGCTTGCAAGGTAGACAGGGAACTCAAGGCACTTTAGGCTCTCAGGGCTCTCAAGGGTTACAGGGAACTCAAGGCACTATAGGGTCTCAGGGAGCAACAGGCTCTCAGGGCTCTCAAGGGTTACAAGGCAGACAAGGAACTCAGGGGGTTCAAGGGCCAACAGGTGTTATAACTCCAACAGCAACTACTACTGGAACTCTTCACTATCCAATATTTGTACAAAGTGGAGATCTGTCAACACCTAGAATTCGCTCAGGGGTACCTGCTCTTATTTTTGATGCTGCTAATACTAGACTAGGTATTGGAGTACAACCTAATGTAACTCTTACCCTTTCAGGTAATCTTTCAGCCACTGGTACCGTCTACGCCCAACAGGGCAATTCCGGTGAATGGATTTCAAGAAACCAAGCTATAGCTTTCTCTATAGCGCTATAAATAATATAAGTTAATGAAAGTTTTAGCAAATAGATACTCATTTTCGCCATCTACAAAGCAGGTATTTTTATCTGGTTTTACTACCAATATAACTTTAGAGCAATTATTGCTTATAACTAATGTAGCAACTAATACTATTATCTATAATTTTGCCGACCCCGCAGCAGGGGCTAATATAGTTAATAATGTTATAACTCTATCTGCTGATACTACATCAATGGGGGCGTCTGATAGTTTGCAGATCTTTTTAGATGATTTTTTTGAACCACTCTTTGGGGTATATCAAGATGCTACTACCTACTCCCCAGTTACTTCAGTATCTGCAGTACCTTCTCTAACCGGGGTCAATGCACCTCTTACCATAGACATACAAACAGGAGGAGCTGTTGCGTTGCAGGGAGACTTAGATAAAGATATTGACAGTGTAACTATTTTTGATGTTGGTTATGCCTCTATCTCTAATTACCTTTCGGGTGAAACTACAGGTACAGTAGCTTCAGGTACCGGTGTTCAGGTATTATCAGCTAATGCTAACAGAATTACTTTATTCGGTCATAATCTAGGTACTAGTCCTTTATTTGTCAAATATGGTCTAGGGTGTAACCCAACATCGTTTAATTTTGTTTTATACCCCGGAACAGCTGTTGGAGACGGTAGAGGAGAAAAATTTTCTGATGACAGATACAAAGGAGACATATCTGTTAATACTACAGCAGGAGTTTTAGCTCAATATATATTCTGGGAGGGGGTGTAAGCTATGGCATTAATTTTTAGCGGTACTGGAGCATTAGGACCTCAAGGTGTTCAAGGTGTTCAAGGTGTTCAAGGCCTGCAAGGTGTTCAAGGCTTACAGGGTAGACAAGGAACACAAGGTACTACAGGAGCTCAAGGAACTATAGGTTCCCAAGGCACTATAGGTGCTCAAGGTCTACAAGGCTTACAGGGCAGACAAGGTACTCAGGGTATTATAGGCTTACAGGGTTTACAAGGTCTTCAAGGCTTACAAGGCTTACAGGGGTTTACAGGTGGAACAGGTATACAGGGAACTCAAGGTCTACAAGGTCTTCAGGGCACTCAAGGCACTCAAGGCACTCAGGGTATTATAGGCTTACAGGGTAGTCAGGGTTTACAAGGTCTTCAAGGCTTACAGGGGTTTACAGGTGGAACAGGTATACAGGGAACTCAAGGAACTATAGGCTCTCAAGGCACTATAGGTGCTCAAGGTCTACAAGGTCTTCAGGGCACTCAAGGCA